CGACTGCAGGTGGTCACTATTCAATTGTAGATATGAGCGCGAATGATTATCTAGAAGTTTACATCTCTCATAGTGTTTATCACGGTAACGACTCTATATATTTTTCAGGTCATCTCATCGGCTAAGTCCAGCTAACACATCAGGTGGGAGACAGACATACCCATTTGTGGCTATGTACTTGACCCCATTTTTTAATAATTGACCTCGATGGAGGTACGTGAACGTACTCGGAAAGATTAGTAGTTTACCCGTTTTCGGTTGGATACATCTTCCACAGCTAAACTCTGTAGCTCCATCGTTTTCGATGTCCACATCGTTTAAATAAAGTATGTATGTGAACGTCTTAAAACTAGTAGGAATATTCGCATCACTGTGCCAGTGATAAAATTCACCAGGTAAAGTTCTTTGAATCTGTGGTGGGTACGTATGACTCATACGCAAGGTCATATCGATTAATTCATTTCGATCAATTTGTTTTATGTACGCTCTATACTCATTCTTTGCACGTTCCAATACCTCATCGAATGAATTTAACTCATCTACCCATTGTTCATTTCTATAAAGTCTTATTTCCGTACTTTTTTTGTAATTTTCTTCGACCCCCTTCGAGGTCCTACCAATTCGTTTATTATCGTCTTTTTCAAACTTATCTATAATTCTTGTACAAAATTCAGATGATATAAAGTTTTCACGTTCGTAAATAAACTCCATATTATTATATATAAAAATATAATCTCTATATAACATAATGACTCGATTAGAAGATTCTTGCACAACAACGTATACTAAAAACGAAGATGGTTCGGTGACTTGTACGATACAAATTAACACTGTAGGTGCAAAGTGTTTAGAGACAATTGCTGCCAGTCCAGGAGAATTCATAACCAACTACTTCAATGTTCGTGTGAAAAACGAAGGTGAAAGGATCATAAAACTCGTGATGGACTCCTTAATCGAAGAGAACAAGCTTGAAGAAATTAAATCTATGGAAGAAACCATTCTGACGTACACAAAACCCCAAATAATCTCATATGATATGGAGGCTTCCAATATAGCATAGTCCCAAGTCCATAGGACTTGTCCCAAACAAATTTCCTCCAAAGTGCCCCCCACTTTGTAAGAAAACCGAGCTTAAAAATAAAGTCTCCCTATAATATAAAATGTCGGGTGGTATTGCCCAACTTGTTGCCGTCGGAGCCCAGGATGCCCACCTCGTCGGTGATCCCGAGGTGAGCTTCTTCCGTTCCACATATAGGCGTCACACGAACTTTTCACAGACTGTCGAACGTCAGGTGATCCAAGGTGCTCTCTCCGAAGGTGGTATGTCCACCGTTCGCTTCGAACGTAAGGGTGACCTCGTCGGGTACACCTATTTCACATCGATCAACAACGCCTCTAACGCCTGTGAGGCTCTTGACTGGTCGACCATTATTGATAAGGTCGAACTTCTTGTCGGTGGTCAAGTGATTGACGAACATGATGCTTTCTTCACCAACAATATCGCCACCAACCTCTACGCGACAGGTCTCGCCAAGTCTGCTGCCGGTGGTCTCTACAAGGGCGGTGCCACTACCGCTAAATTCTACCCTCTCCGATTCTCTTTCTGTGAGAACTGGCAGACGGCTCTCCCCCTCGTGGCTCTCCAGTACCACGATGTCGAGCTTCGTATCCGATGGAAGAAGAATGCCGCTGTGGACAGCTCGGTCCGCCGTGTGGAGTGCCACGCCAACTATGTCTACTTGGACACGGATGAACGTGAAATGCTCGCAAAGGAACCCCGCTCCATCTTGATTACCCAGGTCCAGAAGTCCTTGGCGTCTATGGGGCGTACCCAAGAACTCAACTTCAACCACCCCATCAAGTTCATCGCCGCGAGTAATGTCGTCGCGGATAGCGTCAACACGGCTACAAACCGTATCAAGCTCCAGATCAACGGTACCGATGTCACTGATTTCAAGTTCATCGATCCCCATTACACGTCGGTGACGTCTTACTACCATGCCCCTCATGCGATGACGGACGATTCGTTGTACACACTCCCCTTCTGCCTTGACACCTCCAGGGTGCAACCCACTGGTTCCCTCAACTTCTCCCGCCTCGACTCTGCTCGCATTGTCAGTGAGACGGCGAGTTTCAAGGATACCATATATGCGGTCAACTATAACATTCTCAGGATCGAAAATGGTATGGGTGGTTTGATGTATTCTAACTAATTGTCCGTACACTATAACATAATCTTTACTACTAATAAATGAACGTCTGGTTACTTGTTTTTTTATTAGCAGCGGTTTTCGTGTTAACCTATAATCCCGAGTCCAGGACACTCGAAAAGATTATTGAAGTCCAGCCTAAACAGGAACAGTGTGAAGCCGAAAGGTACCAACGCCTCCAGTTCATCGGTGGTGAGGACGCGTGTACACAAAAGGGAAAGACCAACATGGGTGCAATTATTTCTGCTTAAAAGAAACGGGCAGTATTACATATACTATGATTGCTCTCGACCGTGAGACAATGCTCGCTGCTGGCGTTGTTATCTGTTTGTGTTTGGTGGTCTATATGTATAATGATATGAAAAAGACGAAGGAAGATGTATTCGCCGTGAAGACATTTTCCACAAACCTCATGAAGAATTTGACGATCGAACCGATTGAACCCGAGCCTGTGAAGAAATCCCAGCCCCCCGCAACCGAGGAGAAAACGGAAGAATAAACATGTCCACTTATTATAACTTGCTAAATGAGCAATGAAGAAATACAAGGCAATAGCGATACCAGTAACATTTGAAGATGATCGCCCACGTTTCTTAACCGTGCGGGATAGAAGATTTAAGGATTGGATTTTTGTGACAGGAGGGTGTCGACGTCGTGAAATCTATAATCCATTGAGATGTGCTCTTAGGGAGCTTGAAGAAGAGACGAGGGGTGTCGTCTCACTTAAGAAGGGTGAATATACGGAGTTTACATTTATACATAAGGAAAGTCCTCTTGTGGAATTAGTATATAATGTGTACATATTCTTCGTTGACTATAAACGTCCCGAACAACAGTCCCTCATCAAAAAGTTTAATGATGAGAAGACAAGGACGAATCTGAAAAAAATTAACAAAGAACCCATCAAGAAGACCTACGATGAAAATGATTTCATGAGTTTTGATACATTGGAAGAGTTTAATGTTCGTAAGCGTTGGGATCTCATCATACGGAACGTCATACAGAACCCAGAGTTCTATTCCTGTGTGACTTCGTTAAATAGAAAAACATTCGGTATAAAATAGAATGAAGTCGAAGACTTACATCTTAAAGCAGATCAGAGATCTTCTTATTGATAACAAAGCCTATAGTGAACGTCGTGCGGATGAGTTCATCGAGAATGCCCAGGGTAAGACGGTATATGAGCTTCTTGTTATTAAAAAGGACCTAAGTGAACAGCCGAAAGAACATGCAGACATGACATGTATGCGATCAATCTTTTACGATAATTACCAAGAGGATTAAAAGAATCCCCCTAAAGAGAAGTAAGTATGTTCAGGAGTTGGTGCTCGAACAATAAATTTAATACTCGGAAGGCCACCTCCCATGTTCTCATGGATGGTGGTGTACTTTCGATACCACTCGACAAACTTGACGAATTCTGTGATACATACGTGGAAGCCGTGAAGAACAAAGAAAAACTCTATTTAGTGGAACAGAAAACACCGACCTATAACTTTTTCGTTGACATCGACTATAAAGATGAAGAGGCTCTCGATCTCGAGCGTGTCCAGAAGGTGTGCCGAGTCATATGTGATAAGGTGAAGACACTGGGTGGGAAGGATTGTCTTATTTGTGTCTCGAAACCAAAGAAGGTTGATAATGCTCTCATAAAGACGGGTGTCCACATGAACTGGTCGGGATTTGTCGTGAACCAAGAAGGTGCCTTTAACATTAGGGATCATATCATCTCGACACTTACTTCCGTATTCAAACATGTGGATTGGGATAAGGTGATCGATCGATCCGTCTATAAGGGAAGTGGGTTTAGGATTCCTTGGTCTTATAAGAAGGGTAAACATCTCACATGCGAAGGTCAAGGGTGTTCAGAGTGTGACAATACGGGTAAGATTACAGAGTCACCTTATTTGCCACTTTTCAGATACACGTATGGACCAGTGATGTGTATCATGAGTAAACTTTCTCAGGATCCAACAGTTGAAGTGTTGAAGGAATCGATCGTGCGGACCAGTGTAAAAGAAGTTGTTACCATCCCGGCCATTGACAGTCGGAAAAAGAACGAATCTTCGTTCACACAGGCCCAGATGAAGGATGAAGTCACGGATTCAGAAGCTAT